GATTCAATAAATTCCATATAGTCATCCCATTTACATCCTCTATTATAGCAGTGATCCCTATCACCATTGTCAACTAAATCATCAGTGAAATAATCAATTTTATTGTATGCTATCTCATTTAACCAATCTTGTTCATGATAATCTTTTGTAAGTATATCATAATCATCATCATCTAAAAAATTTTCTATAAACAAATGTTCGTAAGGTTCTTTGTGCAATGTTGCATTAGATATTTTGTCTATTAGATAATAAAGGCTCATTCTATTGTCTCCACAAATGCACGTTCTTGAACAAAATCTCCAGGGCTACGCATTGTTCCATGAATCCAACCTGCTTCTTCTAACATATCTCTAAGTTCGTTGTTAAAGCTAGGACCGCCACAAATCATAATTCTATCACGTGTTTTATCAAACTGAGACATATCTAATTCCAATGAATCAAATAATGCACCGCTACGTATATTGTCAGTAATACGTCCTGAAAATACACCATTACTGGGTTCATCTCTAGTTACACTTTGATATACTATAGCTCCATTTGCTTCAAGTTCTTTACGAAACACTAGTTCTTCATTTTTTCTACAAGTATGAGTGACAATAACTTGTTTATAATAGTGGTAAACTTCTGGATGTCTTGCTAAACTTATAAAGGGTGCTAATCCTGTGCCTGTTGAAATCATCCACAGACGCCCATTTTCATTTATACATGGTTCTGGATCTAAGTTTCTCAACAATAATGTTCCGATAGCTTTATGACTCACATTTACAGTATCACCTACTTTGATATTTTGAAGTTGACTAGTAAGAGGTCCATCTTGCACTTTGATACTTAAAAATTCTAAATGATCATCTTCGGGGGAGTTAGCAATACTATATGCACGAGTAACATCTACAGATGGCATACCTATCATTGTAAATTCACCAGGCTGAAAATTTTTCTTATTCCACATTTCACCTTTTGTAGTTTTAAACCAAAACAAATCATCTGTATAGTGTATTACTTCTAAAACTTTTTCTTCGTTCATAATATCTCCTTGTAAAATTGAATATTTATTCCACTTTTTAAAAATCTTTCATTTGGTTTTTCTAGGCTAGCACAACTGGCATGAAGCTGGCATGCATCAAATAAAAATATATCGCCTGGTTTAAATCTAAAACAATTTTCTATTTCTAATCCTTGTAATGTTTTATCACCAATTTGAGGAAACATATAATCATTGGATTCAAGTTTGTTATCGTGTTTGCTAATAGTTCCATCTTCAAAATAAAATAGAGGATGCTCACGTGCTAGTTCATACATACTGTCGTTTTGTTCACTTACATAATCTCTGTCTATAGTGATACTATTGCCTATGTGTCTTTGTTTTAAAAATGCTGTGTATGTCTCTGCATTATGACTGAGCATTAAAGGTATAACTATACTTTTCCATGGTATTACTTTGTGTGTCCAATCATAAATTTTTAATTCATCTTCAGTTAACAAATCTACATGGCAATCATGTAATTGAGTTGTTATATAAAAATTACCAGTATGATTTTCACAATAATTGCCAAGTATACTTTTAAACTTTTTATCTAGCCAATCTATGTTATCAAACATAGTATCAATATCTACAACACTTTGAATATTATTACTAGTTGGAGTCCACTTCAAACGTTCACCGTTTGCAAATTGATATTCACTAAGAATTTCAACTTCTTTTGGTGTAAAAAAGTTTTCAACTACCTGTGCTGGAGAAAAGTTTTCAATGATCTTTTCTTTGTATTTTATACAATTATCTATATATGTGTTCATGATAAAAAAAGTGATATACTGTTTAGTATATCACTATTTATGTTGGTAGCCCGTAGGGGAATCGAACCCCTCTTTCAAGGTTGAAAACCTTGCGTCCTAACCGATAGACGAACGGGCCAATAAGTGGAGCGGGTGATGAGATTCGAACTCACGACATTTTCGTTGGCAACGAAATGCTCTACCACTGAGCTACACCCGCACATGGCGGAGAGAGTGGGATTTGAACCCACGGTGGACTTTCACCCACGCTGGTTTTCAAGACCAGTGCATTAAACCGCTCTGCCATCTCTCCAATGCCTTCTCCTGGGCACCATCCATTTGATTATTTAATAAGAGAAATGGAACTCTTATACTTGGTGGAGCTATGCGGGATCGAACCGCAGACCTCCTGAATGCAAATCAGGCGCTCTCCCATCTGAGCTATAGCCCCTAGTCTGTCTTACTAAAATACTTGTCAAGCATTGATAAACGATCATCTGCTTCAGATAACTTGTCTAATTCAGCAATTACTGCTTCAGTAACATCTGAATGTTCACCTATACCTGCTGGCATAGTTTGATAAACTTTAATGTTTGCAATATGAACTGCAATTTCTCCTTCTGCCTGTTTACGGGCAGCTTCCATGATGGCATCTCCAGCTTTCATAGTATTCCTCTTATTTGTTTGTTTTAAAATGTATTTGTCTTTTGTATTTCCTACGATTGTGCCCTGACACTGTCCTTTGTATCCACCCCTAATGGGAGCAGGGTATCCTATGTGTTCTATATATGGTGCGCCTGGAGGGACTTGAACCCCCACGCCGTGAAGCACTAGAACCTAAATCTAGCGTGTCTACCAATTTCACCACAGGCGCTATGTGGTGCTGCTACACGGGTTCGAACCGCGGACCTACTGATTACAAATCAGTTGCTCTACCAGCTGAGCTATAGCAGCATGTAACTATTATATACAATTTAACTATATTGTCAATAATTAAATACAGTTATATTTATCTTGCTTAAAATGGAATTTCATCCTCAAACCTACCACCAAGTTCGGCTAGTAGGATATCCACTTTTTGTATTATATCAGGTCCAAGATCATGTGCTAGTTCTATATCATTTACATGAATTGAATAAGAGCCTAATGCTCTATCTTCTGTCGTAGATATAGACCAGTCATCGTCGATAAAATCACTATCACTACTCCAGCCTTCTCTTAATCTACTCATCACTTTAACTCTGGAAACATTTGTTCAATGTAATTAGTAACGATAGCACGTGTATCGTTATCTACTGTTCCATTAATGTTTACACCATTTTGTTTTACTTCATCTTTAGCCAATTGCAACAATTCTCGTTTATTTAGTTGTTGCACTGCATTAAGATCTACTTGTTGTTTTGATAAAGCATGGAGAATGTATTTACTAACATCGTCGATATCCATAGGAACTTCGATCTTAGCTTTGATACGCTTAACTCCATCTTCATAAATTGTCGCTCTCATAATTCATACCATAAGTGTTTGTTGTTTACCAATATACTTAATATACAGGTAAGAACGCTTGATGTCAACCATAAATGTTTGTTTTTATTACAAATTTGCTATTTTATTTTGAAAATCTGCAAAATCTGTGCTACTTGCAGCTATTTCCTGTAACTGTGCTTTAGAAATAGTTTCAGATAGTGGATTTATTGCATCAGTAAGATTTGTTGTAGTTGCAGGAGTTGGATACACTTTTGCTCCACTTTCTTGCAACCCTGTATTACCAGGTGCAAGGACGTCTTCAGTAGGAGCACCCGCACTTGTGGGAATTTGTTGTTGTATAGGAGTGTCTACTACGCCAATTGGTTTTCCACAATAATCAAACACTGTTTCTTTATTAGATAATCCTACTGTTGGATTTGTTTTATTTTGTAGCATAGCAATCATATCATCTGTTAGCAAATAATCAAAAATATTTTGACCTGATTCATCTACTTCATAAGAACTTAATTGATCATATAAACCTTGTAGTTGTGCAGCTATTGCACTTGCCTGTGAGAATGTCATATTATTAGCATCTATTGCAACACCTACACCGGTATGTGTTTGCTGTTGTCCTGGTGTAAATGTGCTTCCACCGCTTGTTTCTGTGCTGTTAAAATTATTTTCAAATTTTATTAGGTTATTCATATCGTCTTGAAAACCATTTAAATCTGATGCGATCTGACTACGTAAACTTTGAGGCATATTTGCTAAGTTACTAAAGTTATCACCTATTTGTTTTAGTAGTCCACCTGTGAATAAATTTGGATTAAAATTGCCATCTGTGCCTATACATCCCCCTATATCACTACCAGCAATAGTGCCAAGAGAATCTAATATATTTTGTCCTGCTCCTAAAAAGCTACCCATTGTATCTTTCAAGACATTTGGGATAGGTCTTGGCGAAACAGGTGTGCCACAAAAGTTAATCATGTTAGCAATAGCAGCAAATTCTGCAATTGCACTATTAAGTCTGTTTAACACATTATCTATATTTGTATGTGCAATAAATTCATCTAATGCAGTTTCTGCACCCGCTAAAGCATTTCTAATATCACTAGGAAGTGTTGGTTCATTTAGCAGTCTAGCAATATTAATTTTGAGACAGATTTGTAAGTTAGGCAAATTAATACCATTACCGCCTAGTAAACTACATATTAATTCTTTCATACTAAAACTTGTTGTGCTAACATTCAAACCGCCTGTTGCTGATATATTAGCATTAGTTGGAATGTCTACAGTTGTTCTATTAATATAATCACTTGCACTTTGCAAACCATTTGTAAAATCTTCTATTGCCATATTAGCCGCCTATAAAAACATCGCCACTTGCACCTACCGCATGTGGATTACAATGCGCTCCACCTGGTAAAGGACATAGTCTATCGGGTGAAGCACTGTTACTTTGAATTACAACAAGAATATTACCAACAAACACATTTGGATTAGAAGCTTTTAATGCTCCACCACCATGTGAGTTTGGATTACCATCAACTGCTGCTAGTTTGTTATTAACGAACACATTTGGATTACTTGCAATTGTAGCAGCTCCGCAAGCTCTTTGATCTCTGTCTCTGTGAACACCTGGCATTATACTGTAACTAGTCCTGTTGTTGCTTTTGTATACATATCTGCCGCATCTTTTGCGGTTTTAACTGTAACTATAATATTATTTAGCTGTATTTTATAACTAGCACCTGGATCTGTTGTAAACATAAATGGTGCTAAACCTGCGCCGCCATCATTTCCAGCTACAAGCATCATTGGTTTTTTTACTGTAAGAGTTTTTTCACCCTTTTTTTCTAAACGACAAACCATTTCTTCACCGCTTGTCAATTTGATGCTAATAACATCACCTACTTCGTATGGTTTTTCTATTATCATAATGAATGTCCTGTGCCATTAAAATTATGGTCTTCAATGTATTGTGTGAGCTGTTCATAGCCACCGATTGCTTTACCATTTACTTTTATTTGTGGAAATGTTCTAGCACCCGGAAATTGTTCCATGATTACTTCACGATCAAAATCTTTTCCTAATTCTTTGTATTCGTAATCTATATTTAATCTTTCACATAGATGTTTTGCTTTTATGCAATATGGACATACTGGTTTACCCCAAATTTCAATTGATGTTGTCATTATTTTTCCGTTCTAGCAAAGCGTCTAATTTTTGCTCAATTCTATCTAACATTTCAAACAAGTCGTTGTTATGCACACTAGGTCCATAATTCATACCACCAGGTTTTGGTGCGTTAACAATTTTTCTTAATTTTTCAATTTTCACTTCACGTGTCATAAACTCATTCCTTTAAATGTATCTTCACTAACGTCTTGTTTTGTTCCACCAATAACGTAGCTACTGATTTCTGTTTCTTGCGGTGCTACCTGCACCTCTGCTCCACTAATCCATTTTTGTGTCCATGGGAGTGGATTAGCTTGTGGTGTTTTGTATGGACAAGCAAAACCAAGTGCAGTCATGCGCTTGTTACAAATCCATTCAATGTAATCATGTAAAAGTTGAGCATTTAGACCAATCATACTACCATCTTTGAATAGATAGTTTGCCCATTCCTTTTCTTGCTCTACTGCTTCAACAAACATTTGTTCTACTTCTTGTTCACATTCTTTTGCAATTTCTTTAAACTCAGGATCTTCTTTTGTTAATACTTTTGAAAGAAGATACTGTGTGCTTGCTAGGTGAACATTTTCGTCACGTGCAATAAACTTGATAATTTTAGCATTGCCTTCCATTTTTTTAAGTTCAGCAAATGCCCAACTACATGCAAAGCTCACATAAAAACGTATACCTTCTAGCACATTAACACTATTTAAGCATAGCCAAATTTTCTTTTTTAGCTCACGTTTGCTTATAGATACATTTTTACCATTTACTTTGTGTTTACCTTCACCTAATAGTTGATAATATTGTGAATACTCAATGAGATCATCATAATACTTTGAGATATCACCTGCACATTCAACAATTTCTTTACTATCTAATAACTCATCAAACACTTTTGAGGGATCAGCATAAATGTTACGAATAATATGTGTATAGCTACGTGAATGAATTGTTTCACTGAATGTCCATGTAATAATCCAGTTTTCTAATTCTGGTAAACTTGTAAGACTGCCAAAACTTTCTGCTGGCGCACGACCTTGCACACTATCAAGTAAAATTTGTCTTTTTAAATTACTTGTAAAAATATGTTGCTCATGCTCTGTAAGATCTTTAAAGTCTTTTGAATCTTTACTTACATCAACTTCTTCTGGTCTCCAGAAAAAACCAAGCTGTTTATCTGTCAGCTTATCAAATTGTTTGTATTTTACTACATCATATCTTTGCATTCCTAATCCCTCGTCTAGGAACGCCATATTTTCTGTATGATGTTTAGTCGCTTCTGTATTTAAAACTGACATTTTACTTTCTTCCTTTATATTGTAAATATTCTTTATAGTATATTTCTTTATCTTTATCATTAATTGCGTCTATTGTAATACCTTCGTTTATGACCAGAGAAAGAATATTAGATGCATTTTCTACACGCTTAATAATATTTTCTATTGTTTTATTATGATCGTCTGTATTCCATTCTTGGTAATCTTTTCTTTTTATATGTATCTCAATACCGTGTTGATGAGGCGAAGAAAAAATTATATCTAATATTCTATTAAACATTCCTGCATTTACACTAAATTCTTCGTAACCTTTCCACCAGTCATGTAACCAATACGCTGCATTACTCATGTGTATTATTTTTGTCCTAGTTGCTAAATTTTTTTCTAAACCATCTAATATTCTGTCATAATCTTCTTTTGGTGTTTGACTAAAAACTTTAATATCATAATAATCTAAGTAATCAGGATCATTAAAGAATATATCTTTTAAATCATCCCTAACTACTTCATCATCATTGCAATTTGGAAAGAATTGCAAATCATATGTCTTTGCAGGATAATTTTGTTGAATACATGTTTGCTTCATATCTTCTGAATATTTCATATCACACAGCTTTCACAATCTTCATCATCTACTGCACCCTGTTCAAGAGGTTCATCATCTTTAAATTCAATCTCGCCTTGACCGTCATATGTATTAAAATAGTAAAGTTGCTTGCCACCAAATTTATAAAACATAATAAGGTGTTGCAACATTACACTCATAGGAATTTTTTCATCCTCATAAAATTCTGGATTATAGCTTGTGTTCACGCTTATACCTTGATCGATATATTTTTGTAACACTGCCATTATTTTTAAATATCCTTCTGGACTTTTTTGTTGCCATAACAAATCGTATTTGTTTTTTAAATGGTGTATTCCTGGAACAACTTGTTTTAGCACACCATGCTTACTTTGTTTTACACTAACAAGACTACGTGGTGGCTCAATACCATTTGTGCTATTAGAAATTTGTGCAGATGTTTCTGCTGGCATAAGTGCCATTAGTGTGCTATTGCGAATGCCTGTGTCTTTAAGTTGTTCACGCAACGATGCCCAATCTTTTCTCTCTACATGAGGCACAAGTTCATCTACTTCTGTTTTGTATGTTTGATTAGGAGTAAGTCCATTGCCATATTTTGTTTCATTTGCACCTTCTATACTACCTTGTTCTGCGGCTAGATCTGCACTTGCTTTGATTAAATAATAACTCCAAGCTTCAGCCCATTCGTCAACCATTTCCAATCCGTGTGCATCTATGTCTTGATAATTTAAATCATTCTTAGCAAGCCAATATGCAAAGTTAATTATACCAACACCAAGTGGACGTCTTTTCATTGTGCTTAGTTCAGCAGCAATAACAGGATACTTTTGATAATCTAATAATGCATCTAATGCCCTTACTGCAAGATTACATGGCTTTTCAAAGTCATCTGGCTTTTTAATATTGCCCCAATTAATAGCACTTAGAGTGCAAAGACTTATTTCACCTTCAGGATCATCAAAGTTATTCAAAGGCTTTGTAGGAAGATTAATCTCACAACAAAGATTGCTTTGTCTAATAGGAGCAGCTTGTTCATCAAATGCACCATGTGTGTTAGCATGATCAACATTCATTAAATAAATCCTACCTGTATTTTTTCTTTCTTCCATAAAAATACCAAAAAGCTCACTTGCTGAAATAGATTTTTTCCTTATGCGAGTATTGCGTTCAGCTGTTTCGTATAACTCTTTAAACTTGTCTTGATCATTAAAAAATGCTTCGTATAAACCAGGAACATCACTAGGAGAAAATAATGTAATGTTACCTCCTGTAAGTAAACGCTCATACATTAGTTTGTTAAACTGCACACCGTAATCTAAGTGACGCACACGATTATCTTCTGTTCCTTTGTTATTTTTTAGAACTAAAATATCTTCTGCTTCCAAATGCCAAATAGGATAATACAATGTTGCAGCCCCACCACGCACACCACCTTGGCTACATGATTTTACTGCACTTTGAAACATTTTGTAAAACGGAATAACGCCTGTGTGGCTTGTATCTCCATTACGCACAGGAGAACCAATAGCACGTATAGAACCAGCATTTACACCAATACCTGCTTTTTGACTTACATACTTGACAATAGATGCACTAGTTGCGTTAATACTATCCAAACTATCATCGCTTTCAATAAGAACGCAACTACTGAACTGGCGTTGCGGCGTCCTGAGTCCAGCCATAATAGGAGTAGGCAAACTAATATCAAAGTTACTGACAGCATCATAAAAATCCTTTACATATTTTAAACGTGTTTCTTTTGGATAGTCTTGAAATAGTGTAGCAGAAATCATCATGTATGCAATTTGTGGAGTTTCAAATATGTCTCCTGTAACTCTATTTTGCACAAGATATTTTCCACGGAACTGTTCCATTCCTACATACGAAATATTATTATCTCTATCGTGCTTAATGTAACTATTAAGTTTGTCAATTTCCTCGGGGCTATAAACGGCGAAAAAACTTTCATCGTAATAACCCATGTCCATGTTTTTACGTGCAAGATCTGCTAGATGAAAAGGCTCAAAGCCATCATACACTTGTTTACGTAATTGATAATTTATTAAACGACCAGCTACCCACTGGTAGTTTGGTGTTTCTTCACTTATAAGGTCAGCGGCACTTTTAATTAATGTTTCTTGAATATCTTTTGTGCTAATACCATTATAGAATTGCAGGCTACTTTTGATTTCTACTTCACTTGCACTCACACCTGTAATATCTTCACAAGCATGATATACAACTTGGTGCATTTTTTCTAAATCAAGGTCCTCACGTTCGCCGTCTCTTTTTGTTACTTGTATATCTTTTTTGTTCATTGTTTACCCACTTGTTTTCAACTCGTCATATATTTAACCGGCAACTTTTGTTTAAAACTATTTGGTTAACTGTTTTGTATAATATTTTTCTAATACCTGGCAATTATTTAGAACGCTTGGGTCTTCTACCTTACCATAAGTATAGTTTAAAATATATCTCTCGTCAACCAAAACTACTAGTCTTATCCAACTTTCTTCTTGATTTTGCACCAGTAATACTTCACATTCCCAGTCTATTAAATGCAAAGTAAAAGCTATTCCTAGCGCAATACTATTTTCGTCTAATGCGTTATCATAGATGAGTTGCCAGGGATCTGGCCAGGATTCTACATCGTAAATATCCAACTCTCTACTGCCAACTGGTGCAGACTTCCACCAATCAACTACCGCTTGCAGACAGTCTTCTTCGTAGTCAATACTATCTAACTGCAACCTAAAGTCTCGCCACAGTTTAAGTCTGATCTTAGGCGCTTGCTGCCAAACGTTGTCCATTTAGATCACAGGACGCTTTGCAAAACTTGTTTGTTTGTAAGTAAATTCATGATCAGCTGTATCGCTTGTGTTAAACATAAGTTCACCGTTATCCATGCTAAAAACTAAATCACTTATGCCTGTTTGATCATAAGTGTCTGAGATTGTAGCTACAGGTGACATGCTAGGATTAACACTTATACGCATTTGTCCATTGCGTGACATTGTATTTGTGT